CCACCCTAAATTCCAAATAACTAAACTTTTTCTTTCACCTTTTTTAACTGGACATACTCTATGCCATACAAAACTAGGAAATACAACTAAAGATCCTTTTGGTAATATTTCTTTACATTTTAAAACATTACGTTTTTTATCTGGGTCCATATTTCTAAAATCAAATTCTAGTTCACCGCCCTCATATTCTTTAGGATCTGATAATGTAACTGTTACAGATAGTTTTCTTATTTTACCATGTACCATATCGTTAGCATTTTCTCTAGCATAAGGTTTGTTCCAACTATCACAATGCCAATCATAAAATTGACCTTTAGTATACTTTGTAAATTGACAACTTTCTGAAAAATCCCATTGAAAATTCCAACCTGCATTTTTGTTTGCGTCATGAATATATGGTTGTATTTCTTTATAAACCCATCTATCATCGATCCAAACAATATTGGAATCTCTTTTTGTTTTTAAATCTTTTATTTGTTTTTGATTTAATTTTTTATTACCATAACCACCAGTGACCGCCATTTCATCGGAAATGGATTTTCCATACTTTACAATGTCATCACATATTCTTTCTGGTATTACACTTTGAAAATACCAATAATAGTTCGTTAAATTCATAAAATTAATATTCTAAACACAAATGAGAATAAAGTCTATATTTAGTTTTTTTACAAAAACTACTAAATTTGTTAAAGACTTTATCATTAATTTCTCTACAGTGATATTTATTAATTGCAGGTAGGGGCCACATATGTAACCAATTTGTAATTACAAAATATCCTTTAAAATTTAAAATTAAATTATTGTAAAAATTATTAAAATGTTCTTCTGGTATATGTTCTATAGTTTCAGATATAATGATAGTATCAAATTTACTTAAATCTATATTTACATCTTTTATGTTTTTATTTATTAATTTTATTTTATGAGGTTTATTAAAAAATTTATTACTAGTTTTATCAAACCATTTTTTTGCATTTTTTTGAAACTCAATAGAAGTTACATTATAACCCATATAATCTAAAGTAGTTGATATCTCTCCCCTACCTCCACCAATTTCTAATATATTTTTTGGATTTCTTTTTTTATTTTTAATAATATATTTTATTTGATCTTTAATATTATAATGTGTAAATCCTGATTTACCAGTAGGAAAATAAACCATTGGAAAATATTTATAAATAGATTGATAATCTATGCCATGAGCATATAAAATTGCAGCAAAGTTGTCTCCAAATTTTAATACGTTTTTATTCCATTCACAGATACCATCAGAAATTTGATAGTGATGATCATTGTATAATTCTTGATATTCATCAATCATATAAAATTAAACCAACCAGTAATAATATATTTTTCTTCTTCATTAGATATTTGACCTTTATGTGTATGAGTCCACTCAGCAGGCCAAATTAAGGTTAAACCTTTTTTAGCTGGTATTGTTAAATTTTGATATTTAAATTCTGTTCCACCATTTTTACAATTATTAAGAAAAGTCATAAAAACTAAAACTCTATCTTGTGATAATTTAGAACCTCTTTCAGAATGCCATTGTTTAAAACCACCACTTTTTTTATAGTGTTGGATAAGTATACTTTTAGTAACTGTAAAATAATCTAACGAATTAATGTGTTTATATTTATTGCAGTAATTTTTTAAAACTTTACTTAATTCATTTTTATATTTTATTAAATCGTTATCTTGTGGATCAATGTTTAAATCCATAGAGTCTTTCCATTCTTTATCTATTATATACTTTTTATTTTTACTAAAACCACCTGGTATTTGTTTTTGTTTATTTGTATTAAAAATATTTATAAGATCATCGCAAACTTTTAAATCAATAAAATTTCCATGAATAAAAGTATTTAATTCTGTGTTTAATTCTTTCATTTGTAGTTAAAGTTAACTACTCCAATTTCCTTGAGATTTATATGCAAAATGTGATCTTAATGACCATCTGCCACTAAGATTTTGTAAAAAACTGTAAGATCCTTCTTTTTCTACTAAAACAACTTTACCAGAACCTCCATTACCACCTGGCACATCTGTTGATCCATTACCTCCACCACCACCAGTATTGCCTGTTCCAGCTCCTCCATTTTGACCAGAGCCAGGAGTTCTACCAGCGCCTCCACCACCAGGCCCTCCTGAACCTCCGTTACTAGGCCCAGAACCTCCGCCACCACCAGCATATGTTCCAGGTGTCAAAGGTATGCTTGATCCATTTCCTCCTGGTCCTCCATTAGAACCTGAATTATTTGATCCAGCACTTCCCTTTCCACCGCCGCCACCTCCAGCATAAACAGGTGACCAAGCACCTCCACCACCATCGTTTCCTTGACCTGATGTTCCAGAACCTCCTCCAGCTGAACTTGAACCAGCGCTTGAACCACCACCTCCCGATCCTCCGGGGCCACCAGCTTGAGTTCCTGTGTTACCAGCACCCCCACCAATTGCTTGTCCTAATGGAGTTGAAGCGATATATGAGGGAGTTCCTTGACTACCTGATCTACCACCATTACCACCTCCTCCTACTTGAACAAGAACTTCATAACCACTAGCGCCTGGGTTAGGTATCGAAACGCAAGTTGCATTAAGCACTCCTCCGCCTCCTCCTCCACCACCAGAGTTATCACCACCACCTCCACCGCCAGCAACTAAATTATAATCAATTACAGTTGTGCCTCTTAATAATTCAAAAGCTGGATTAGTAGAATTAAATGTTGTAGTCTTTGGTCCAGTAGTCCCAGTTTCTGCAAGTGGTTTATGACTTATACCTATAAATCCACCATTAAAAGAAAGAGCCATAATTAAATTTCAACCCATGTTAAATTGTTATGATTCCAGTAAACTTCATTATTATTAGAAATTATATTACCTTGAAATCTTTGATTTGTTTCGTTCCAATCATAAGATACAAATTCTTCACCTATTTTATTTGTATTGGGCCAATCAATTGGAGCTTTATATCTACAAGTTGTTTCATCTAAAACCCAAGAATTAAATGGTTTTTCAGAAAGGATAAAAGCGTCTCTTGTTTTATCGTAGTAAGAACCTACACCTCCAAAATTTTTTCTAAAAGTTCCGCTATACGATGTTTGTTTCCAACTAACTCCAGCTTTACCTGTTGGTGAATTTTCTGCAGTAGTGGATGGTGTAGTTGCAACCCATTGTTCTGCAGCAGTTGATAAATCACCACCATGATTATCTATATCGTCATTAGAAAAAACAAGTGTTTTTAATACTTTATTATCTTCGTCTAGTTCACAAAAATGTGCCATTATTCAGATACCCAAGCTGTGCCATTCCAATCGTATTTTGTTGGTGTTTCCGCTGTATCGTTTGATTTAATTGCTTCCCAACCTGTATCGTTATCAGCGTTATATTTTGTTTCGTTCCATTTAATTAAATATACCCATGAAGGTGTATCTTCACCATCATCAGTTACTGATGGATAAGTTATTGGAGCTTGCCAATTATCACTTGAATTAAGTGACCATGAAGCATACGGTTGTGGACTTAAAAATTTATTTTTTGTTGCATCATAAATATCACCTATACCTGCATATTTTTTTCTAAAATTATTATTATATGAAGTTTGTTTCCATGTTCCACCACCAAAAAAATTTACACACCATGTTTCACCATCAACATGTTCGTCTGAAGGCACGCAATCATTTGCAACAACCACTACTCTTTTTACAACCAAATGTGTATCTGATGTAAAACCTGTTGGATCTGTTTTTGATTCTAATTCTGCAAAATGTGCCATGTTATTGTTTCCCTTAAAATTTAATTTATATTTTATGCCTCTCCAATTGTCAATGTCCCTGACGCTGTAAACTTACCAATCTTATCACCACCTGGATGTGTTGAAGCTGTAAATGCACAACAAGGACTACCAGTAAAAGCAAGAGCACTTGGTCCTCTTACAACCACGATACCTGAACCACCATTACCACCAAGACCTGGTGTACTTGGTGATCCACTAATTTTATTACCACCTCCACCGCCACCACCAGTGTTATCTGTTCCTGCTTGTGCAGGAGTTGAAGCGTCAGTTGTTCCATCACCACCTCCACCTGCTCCACCGTCACCATGACTAGGAGAAGTTCCTCCACCAGCTCCAACTCCACCACCACCTCCAGCGTAAGATGTATCTGGTCCTAAGATTGTATTAGGTGCTCCAGCACCACCAGCTCCAGCGGATCCTGAAGTAGCTTGTCCTCCAGCAGCAGTAGCTCCTCCACCTCCAGATCCATCATAAGGATAACCATCTCTTAAATCAGGATGTATTGGACCTCCTGGATTACCTTGTGCTGGACTTGTTGGAGGAGTATTACCATAACCTCCACTATAATTTCCACCAGGACTAAAATCACTTTCATTGTCAGAAGATACTATACCTCCACCAGAACCTCCAGCTAGATTACTTGCACTTCCATTAGCCCAACCTCCACCACCACCTGTTGATGTAATTGTTGAAAAAGATGAATCATTTCCTGTTGAACCTGTATTTGCGTACGGGCTAGAAGCTCCTGCGTTTCCACCACCTCCAACTGTGACTGTGTAACTTCCTAAACTTAAACTTAAAGTTGTTCCTTGCAATGGACTTGGACCAAAGCCTGATGCACGATATCCTCCTGCACCTCCACCACCAGCAGCTCTTATTTGATTATCTGCAGCATGATATTGATTAGTACCACCTCCACCGCCACCAGCGACTACTAAATAATTTATCGACTCTGTTCTTGCTATCCACTTTGAATCTTTTACACTAGTATAGTGTTCATTTAATGTCCATCTACCTGATGCACATTTTGGTATTGTTTCTTTTATAACCACGATACCNGGACCACCATTACCACCAGGTCCACCTGCTCCGCCACCTCCGCCAGTGTTATCTGTTCCATTTCCTCCAGCAGTACAAGTTCTTCCTCCAGATCCACCGCCACCTGATCCAGCTGAACCAATTGTTCCATTACTGTTATTTGCCATTGCACCTGCACCGCCTCCAGCGTATGTTACACTTGATCCTGTAATATCGTTTGCTGTTCCATTACCACCAGCACCAGTTGCAGTTGATGTAGATGAGCCTCCAGTAGCCCCAGAACCACCGCCACCACCGCCAGCTCCGTAAAAACCTCTATCCCATGCTCTACCTCCAGGATTACCTTGAGAGGGACTTGTTGGAGGTGTATTACCTGCTCCTCCACAATTTAAAGCACTACCAGTTCCACCACCAGCTCCATCACTACCTGCTCCACCACCAGAGCCTCCAGCTGTTCCGTTTGAACCACCACCACCATAATAACCACCTTTACCTCCACCAGTAGATGTCATAACAGAAGCAGATATAATTGAATCAGCTCCATTTGTATTATTGTTTCCACTACAAGATCCTGATCCTCCTGCTCCAACTGTAATTGTTAATGCAGCGTTTGGCATAGAAACACATGTACCTGTTCTATAACCACCAGCACCGCCACCTCCGGAACCAGCAAGGCCACCACCGCCTCCACCAGCAACCACCATTATTTCTGGTATTGTTGATGTACAGTTTTGTTTTTGAAATGTTCCCGATGCTGTAAATGTTGTTGTTTTAGTAGCTGGTGAACATACTACTTTTATTGGTCCTATAATTCCGCCATTTGCCATAGCCTATAAAACCTCCTACGCGTCGTCTAATTCTTCATAAGATACGAAATAACTTAAATCATTTGCAGCTGAAGCTGTAAAATATAATAAGTCTGTTTCATCTAAATAAATTGGATTTTCTAAAAAACTTAAAGTTGCGTCTGCTGGTA